TTTCTGACAGATTCCAACTGTGCCCAGTATTGCCGCAAGCTCTCGCCTACCAGGTATGAATTCACCCAGATCGTCTGGTTGGACACCACAGAAGATACGGATAAAATCTATTGCGTCACGAGATCAGTTGAAGATGTCGGCGACATGACTCTTGATGAAATCTCAGGTCATATCAGCAGCTACTATCAAACGCTGTTTGGAATGGTGGAAAGCTATGGCGGCATTCATGACGCCGGAAAAAATGCGCTCACTGTCGCAGACTATTGCCAGCTCATTGCCGAATGTGCCTTTGAAAATGAAGTCGGCGATAATTCTATCTCTGAAGTCATGGACTGGAATCGCTGCGTAGAGTTTCAGCGCGGCTATATGCTCTCACAGTAAGGAGGATGTTTGATTATGAATTTTACCACTCAGGACCTTCACCAACTCTGCAACGGCCTTCCCGACAAAAAGAACATTCCGCTTCTCATCAATAATAAGCCTGTTGCTGAAATTCAAATCAGGATCGTGGATGATGCAGAAAACAAGTTTGTTTTGAACCTGATTTCATCAAAAGAGGAGTTTTAACCATGTTTTACCAACACAGCCTTCGCGTCTATAACGACGAAACGCTTGCCCCATACTATATGGACAAGGAAACCGTCGAGCAGGTCACCCGCTACCTGTACGACAACGAAATCACCGGCGATGTGTACAACAGTATCTCCTGCTATCCATTGTACGGCAAGCCTACCGTCGATACTCCGTTCTATGCCACATCCAGCCTTTCCTTTGACACCGGCGAGGATGTCGAGTTCTCCATTGAAAACGATATTCGTGAAGCCTCCTACAACTTCCCCACCATAATTTTCGAGCTGACCATCCGCTGCTGCGACACCAATGAGTACACCAGGTACTATTTCAGAAATGGCTGTGTGAAACGTTTTCCCGGCGCGGTCACTGTTTCCTACCCTCCCTTTGATTCCATCGAATGGACAAATTCTTAAACGAAGGAAGTATCTGTACTATGATTTCTCAAAAAATTCTGGATGCTCTGTCTGACAATAACTGGAAGCACTATACCGATACCGACGATAATTCTATCGAGCTTGAATGGTATTCCCCCGCAGGTGAGAATTTTATACTGTCATTCAATGTAAAGGACGACGACGATTTTCTCTCCCAGCTTTTTGATGCCTATATGAATTTTGATACGGAACAGCATGCCATCGAAAACTACGGTATGCGCGGTGCTCCAGGCTTACGTGTCCTGTTAGATGACGCTGACGCTATTGAAGGTGAGTTGCAACGTCTGTGGTGCGAACTCAGCAAAGTAAAAGAGAAGGTATAACCTGCGCCCTTATCATGAAGGAGTAAATACTATGAATAACATCAATGACAAATTTATCCTCACCTGTCCTAACTGCGGTGCAAAACAAATCTATGTCGGCACCGGCCTCACCTCTCAGTCCATCTGCTATCGCTGCGCCGCAGACCTCGAACCCAACACAGACCAGACCACTGCAGAAAAAATCAATACGATTTATAGCAGTCTTGACCTGCGTGATGAGTTCGGCGGTTCCATCAATCGGACGCTTGAAGACGTCTGCACAGCCGATGAAGACCTCGCCGCTTTTGTATGTGAAGCATATAAACGCAATAACATTTTTGAAATGTTCAGTGCTATTGTCGGCCGCGACATCGATGACATCATTGACCGCATGAATTCTATCCCGGTTGAAACAGTAAGGGAGGCAGCAGAATGAACCGCGTAGAAGTTTTCGAGCCTGATACTCTGGTGTTCTGGGTAGGCCGTGAGTGGCATCTCCATAATCCTATCGTCAAATATGGTCTGGTCGTTCAGCAGTTCGCATCAGAGTGTATCATCGACTATTTAAAATTCCGTAAGAATACCATCATCGTGGACGCCGACTATCCCGACGGTGTCCGTTGGGATGATTTCCGCAATACATACAAGTACCATAAGTTGCCAAAAGGTTGGGATTACGGCATGAAACTGTATGATGAGCGCGACGAGGATCCTGATTTTTATAAAAAGGTAAGAAGCTACCCCATCAACACAGACGGTATCACCCGCGCATGGCATGACGGTATTCTGGCTGTGCCGAAGCTACATGACTTTGACCACCTTGACACCAACATCACAAAGGACGGCTATCAGATCATTATGAAAGGCCCCTACTACGGCGAGGATTCCCGCACCGGTGAGACTGTCCCCAACAGTAAACTCTATCGCACCTTTGAGGAAGCCGCAAAAGAACGCGATGAAATCATTACCGAATACAAGCGTCAGGCTGCCCTCACCGATTATGAATGGTCTGTCGAGCAGATCGATAAAGTTCTTGGCCTCTGGAAATATATGACAAGTGCGTCACAGGAGCAATATGATAATGTCCGTTCCCGCTTGCTTGCCATGAAAAATGTCGAAGACCTCGTTGTTCGCCACGGCATCAGCGGTCTGCAATGGAAGTACGAAAAGAACTCCCGCTGGAGCAACATCGAACCGGATGCGTTTTGATTTTTTGCGTTGTACCGCCCACAATTTCTGGTAATATTTACCGCTTGTTTTTCCGCACAAAAGGAGTATTTTTAGATAAGGAGGTCATCCAAATCTTGCCAAATTCAAAAGATGCTGATTTGCGCAATCTCTATCGCCGCAAAAACTACCGCCAGACTTCTGGCTACCCATACCGCTCCTGGACACAGCATGAAATCGATCTGGTCCTTGCGCACAATATGCCTGACAGGGAGTTATCCGCACAAATCCAACGCAGCGTAATGTCAATCCAGCTCATGCGCTGCCGCGCCAAGAAAGGATCTTCACTATGATTTTATTACAGCTTCTCTTTTGTGCCGCGTTCGTATTTATCATCGCTGCTGTAGTTGGCGGTGCGTGTCTCGGTCTCGGCTGTATGATCTTGCCACCCATTGAAAAGGCTATTGATGACACGGCTGAGAAAATCGCCCCCACGCCAGACCGGTACAAAAAGCAGCAGGAGGTTTGGGATTCCTATCAATACATAAAGTTCCACCGCAAAAATCTGCGCGGTACGACCACCGAAGAAATGTGCAAGCGTGAAAATTGTACCGAAAAAGAAGCCCAGATGTATATGATTTTCGAGGACTGTCAGGACATGGGCATCAAAATGAACATTGCCTACGCTGACCGTCTGACCGGTGCCAGCGATGAGAGAGAGCAGATGGCCAGACTTGAAAAGCAATTTCCCACGCAGCAGGCCACCTATCAGACCGAAACGCTTCCCGGTCGCACTCGTCTTACCCGTGAAGAAGTTGCCGCTAAGTACGCGGCTCAAAAATAAGGAGGAATTTATCATGCGTAACAACAACAACAGCGATCTCGGCATCATTCTTCAGGTAATCTTTTGGGGTTTACTTATTCTTCAGGTTTATACCGCCTTCTTCTGCAACTATTGATTGAGAAAACGAATCCATTCTTCATTTTTAGTACGCAGGTGACGCCACTATGCTATATACTATCTATCAAGACAGCTCCTAGTATCTCCGCCAAACACCAACGCGCACAGCACGCCCCTATATAATAAGGTAGAAACTCGCAAAATATAAAGGAGAAATCATCATGAACAACGCCCGTCGTAAAGCCATCAGCACCATCATTCACAGTATCACTGACCTGAACGAAAAATTCTCCGCCAGCGAGGACGAGCTGCGCTATGAAATCGAAGCAGTGCAGGACGATGAACAGAAAGCCCTTGACAACATGCCGGAAAGCATGGAAGGCTCCGAACGTTACTCGGCTATGGAATTCGCAATCGAATCCCTGCAGTCCGCCATGGACTCTTTGGACGAAGCCGCAACCGCTCTGAATGAATCCGTGTCGGAGGCCGTCTCTGCCCTTGAGGAAGCCAGCGCCTGACCGATAATCTGTGTGTCTGTCAGCCCCAACAGCCAGTCAGCTGACACATTCATCGCCCGGCACAATTCCGCTAACGCCTCACATCCAGGTGACCGTCTGCCTGTCTCCCAGCACTGTAAGGTGTTACGCGGGCAACCAATTTTATCGGCAAGCTGCTGTTGGGTTACATAATGATCATAGCGCCACTGTTTTATGCGTTTGATTAAAATATCCATGTGAAACCGCTCCTATGGTGACATTTGTAGACTTGAATACAACCCTATGGTGTCATATAATTATTTCAACAACATAAAGATGTGCGTGCTTTCTAGGTCTGTACTTTTATTGTAGCATAAGATATGTCCTATAATTTGGACTTTGAATCTAAAAAGGAGAAAAAATGGCAAACGATATTTCTAAAACGATTTCTTTGCAAGAGTTGTATGCAATGATGCAGCCGTATAAAGAAGCCTTTATCTCTTTGTTCTCCGGGGATGAATCAACCGGTCTCTGTGCCACCATCCCTGTTAAAGCAATTAACCTTTTTAATAACGGCACAAAGGCCCCTTTGTTGCTGTGCTCCGGCGGTTCCGGCTTTGTCCTACAGGCAGCATCCGTCAAGGTTTCCGCACCAGCTTTTTCCAGGGATTCCTGCTCTTTTACCCTGTCAAGCGCCGGTTTTCAGTATAAAATCGTTCTTTGTGAATAAATTATTAATATTTCGGTTTTGCTCTTGAAATGTGTGTTGCGATGTGGTATAGTATAGTCACAGCAAAAGAATACCGCGAAACAACACGACCGCTGAATATCTAAAAAGGAGTTGAACCCACACCATGTTTACACCCAGTAAAACCACTCCCAGATTCGGGGAGATCCGCTGGGGGTATTTTACGACCGATACCGTCTTCCCCAGCGACGTTCACAAGTATGTCGGTGTCCATCCGTATCTCATCATCAGCAATGACCGCTATAATCAAGTCAGCGGCCAATGCGAAGCGATTGCCTTCACCACAAAACGATTTGAAAAACACAATCCGGTTCACGTTGATTTTCAAATCGGCGAGGTCGAAGGTTTGAATATGCCGTCTACTCTTGCAGTCGAGAGCCGCATCACAGCCCGCAATATTCATTTTTCTGATCCCATCGGTACTTTTACCACAGAAAACTGGCAAAAGGCTGTCCCGGCTATTCTCCGTCAAAATCCCATTTTGCGCTATATGCAGCCGATCAATATGAAATCGGAACAAGTTTTGGCGTAAGGGCTTGCAAAAGCCTGTCTACATAGTGTACAATAAAACCACTAGAAAGGCAGGCTTACTATGTCTCACTCTTATGTCGCCGAATATAAATCCACCCTGAAATCCTCGTCCGCAATGTTCACCGTCCAGCAGCTAGAGCAGGAAACCGGGGTCAGCTTTCAGGATTGGAAAGTCGATACGGTCAATGATCTTGTAAAACGTCTTCAGGCCGATAATTACTATCTCAACCGCGGTAAACTTACCGAGATCAAAGGTTATCTTGATTATCTTTTAAAGAAAAATGTCATCACGCCGCAGCAGCACGCGACACACCCCTTCTTCTTTGTCGTCTGCAACGATGATAAAGAAATCAAGCGAACCTACGCAGAAGTATCCGATGATAAAATTCTCCGCAAGTTCTTTTTCTCTGAACAGGAATTTGCCGATTATCTGGATGCACTCTGTCCCGGTGTCTCCTACTCAATGAGCCGTGCCATTATGATTTTAGCCTGGGTCGGGTTGGATAAAGGTCAGATCCTCAATGTAAAAAAGAAGGACTACCACAAAAGCAGTGACCATTCTTCCGCTTATGTTGAGTTCCTTGCCAAAGACGGCATGAAACAACTTCTTATCCCAAAACGATTTGTATCAGACATCGAACGAGCTGTAAAGAGTGATCAAGAAACCGTATACAATGGCGCTTGTGACGGACTCAGACAATTAAATTATAATCCAGAGGACGATGATTTTCTGATCCGTGCTACTGTTACAGGTGCTCGTGTCACTAAGAAACGGTTTGACCCCGTAACAGGTGATCGCATCTATTGTTCCTCTGTTCAGAATATATCTAGGTTTATTACCAACCAATGCAAAAAACTCACTTACGATAATCCCTTTAAGCAAAAAGATCTCGTGACCCTTCGTTCTATCGCAAACTCGAATGAATTTATCAATAATTCGCAGGGCACAGGTGCAAAAATATTGACCAATGCCTATCGTCATCCTGTCTATCAACAATGGCTCCAAGTAAAAGAGCTTGTACTGGCAGAGTGATTTGGTTTTCCGGTTCCCGGGGGTGTAACTGCCCCCATTTCTTAAAGACTTTCACAACACACAATTCAAGTTAAAATTTTAAGGAGGAACTTCCCATGACTCACGAAAGCATGACCGTCCACCGCGCTATGGTGGAGCTTAAAACCATCGACAAGCGCATCGCCAAGGAGATCGACAACGCATCCTTCTGCACAAGCGCCAAGGTCAACACGAAAAAGCTGTTCGGCCAGCCAGCCGAGGAGTTCTATCGTCAGGCGCAGAGTGATTTCGATTCCATCACGGGTCTTATCAACCGCGCAGCAGCCATCAAGGCGGCGATTCCCGTCAGCAACGCCAAGACTAAAATCAAGGTAAACGAGCAGGAGATGACCGTGGCCGAAGCCATCAGCCTCAAGCAGAACCTGATCCCGCTGCGCCAGAAGCTGCTCAACGCGCTCAACATTCAGTATTCCGAGGCCATCCATGAGGTCGAGGATAAAAATGCCACGCTTGAAAAGCGCACGGACGCCTACATCGCCAGTATCTACGGTTCCAACGCTGCGGCAAAGGCAGCAGACGCCGAGGAGGTCAATAAGGCACGCGAGGCTTACGCCAACGCACAGACCTTTGAGCTGGTTGACGGCCTCAAGACCAACAAGAATGGCACGGCTGATATCATCAAGGCTATGCAGGACGATATCGTCAAGTTCCAGAACGATCTCGATGCCGCTCTCTCGGTCAGTAACGCGACCACTGTCATCGAAATCGACTACTGATATTTCCTGAGTTTTAAACTCTTTTGAATAAATCTTGCCCATGCACTGAAAGCGATCAACCATTGACCGTTCTGTCTACTTCGGCGGTATCATGACAGAACTAAAACCATAAACAGGAATCCGCCTCATTATAAAATTATGGAGATAGGTTTGATTTTTATATACGCGGATGCAAAGATGATTTGTCTGCTATTTATAAAGATATTCGGGTAGAGACCCAAAGCCGAAAAGCTGAACGCTCAACGCTTAAATCTCAAATCTGAAGCTTCAAAGTTTATATTGATCAAAGTTTATCGCTCAAGATTCAAAGCGCAAATCTTCTCACAAATCCTTGGCGCAAGGTCATACGCATGGTCATGTCGGCGTTTCGCTCACCGCAAGGCTGGTGTATGGGCAACGTGCGAAGGCGGTAGCACGTAAATACAATCCGCCCTATTACGGAGTGTTCGTATAATGGCAGTACCTCTGTCTTCCAAGCAGATAGCGCCGGATCAGTACCGGCACACTCCTCCAGCTCCACTTTTCGGCAGCGACCTGATCAATCGTGCGCCAAGTGTGTGGAGTAACGGAACAAAAGCGCGGTGAGCGAGGAACATTCTCGGTGTCTATTTATTAGGTATCGTGGTGTGAAGTTCAATGAATTCATGTTCCGTTTTCGGGACTGGCCGCAAGATTCAGATCCCGCCAAAAGGATGGGGACAGTGCCCCGCCCGGAGTCTACATAAACTCCGTCATCAAATATGTCCGTCAGCGGCTGCGGTTATGGCCGTAAAAATAGCTCGTCTGGCCATGTGCAGAAAGAGTTTCTGGAGTCGTCTTGCAAAACGATTCCTGCCGAACAAGACTCTGGCAATGAAGTCTCAAGGTTCTGCGGCATAAAGACCACAGTTCCCCATTACGGGCAGTGCGCCCTAGTTGCCAAACCAAAGATGAAAAGAGCGTGTATGCAGATAACCGGCTGCACCAAATGTTTCGCCACTCGCATGTGGTCTGTCTGTAGTGCGTAAGACGACAGATATACCAACACCCATTTGACAGTTAGCTTCTGTCTGAATCCTGGCTATAATCGCGGGAGCCAAGAAGAAAACACTTTTCATCTTTTCAAGAGAGAACTTGCCGCTTCGTCTATTGGATAGGATAGCAACGTAGGTTGAAGAGGGTGGGTTCGAGTCCCCCAGGGGTAGGTTCTCTCTTATTATCGAGTAGTAGCGAAATTGGTATCGCGCGGCGTTTGGGACGCTGAGATTGTGGGATCGTGCCCCATCTACTCGACTAAAATAAATGAGTTAAAACTCATAATATAAATTCGTAATTAGAAGGTGTTCAATTATTAAAAAGTCGAATCATATTGGTGAGCGTTGTGGTCCGTATGAAATCATAGGAGAGGAAAAACGAAATGGAATTACTTACTACATTGGAAGGTGTACTCATTGCGGATTTGAAACAACACGAAGAATAAGTAGTTTTCATGAAACAAAAATTGATAAATGTCGTCATTATGATCGTTTCGGATTTCCAACATTTCGTGACAATAAAAATACCACATCAAACCCACGTCTTACTAAAGCTTTTTTGGGAATGAAAAACCGATGTTACGACACTTTTGCGTATGATTACAAATTCTATGGAGCAAAAGGCATTAAAATTTGTAATGAATGGCTTTATCACCCAGATGAATTCGTTTCATGGTCTTTACAAAACGGCTATAAAGACGGTTTGTCCATTGATCGCATTGATTCTTCCAAAGATTACTGCCCAGATAATTGTCGCTGGATTCCAACAAAATTAAATTCAAAACACAAGTCCACAACAAATTATTATACTATTCCTGTAACTGGTAGAGAAGCGGCCAAAATAATGGGCGTTGGAACAAATTACGTAAATACATACGCAAGAGAACATGGGCATGAAGAAACACAAAAAATGATTGATACATATATGTCTTCTCGAATTTTAGATAAACGTTCTTAATACATATGATGCCCCATACTGGGGTAGTCATGGGCCATTAGTTCAGTTGGTAGAACCCTTGCCTCATAAGCGAGTAGTCGGGGGATCGTAGCCCTCATGGCCCACTAATATGCTGGATTAGCTCATTCGGTAGAGCACTGATTTTGTAAGTCAGGGGTGGCGGGATCGTAGCCTGCATCCAGCACCATTTTTTGTACCCAAAATCAAATCAATACAGAAAGGACTGACGCAATACTTGGACGACCCTAATATGAAAACGCTTTCCGGCACCCTCTCCCTCATGCAAAATCTGGAAATGCGCTATCAGGCAAACTTTTCCGGCGTACATGAGCAAGACCTCATCACGCAAGACCTTTTACATAAGTTAGAGCTTGAGCAGAACAATGCCGTCCAGCTTGTCCAACTCGCCAAACAACTCAAAGAATGCCGCCAGACGCGCCGCATGATGAAGGATGAAATCGAACTTATGCAGCCTCTTATGGACTTCATGCAGGACGGCCAAAATAAACGCTGCGTTCACCAGCTGCAAGAAGCTCTCGGCAAAATGCGCGATGTATCCAAACACCATGAAAATCGTCGCTATTACCCAAGAGTATTATAACCTACACAATTTTTCAAAGGAGACCGCTTATGACTATCATGCCATTCCATGACTTTCACAAAAAGTTCTTGGATCATTTCAACTCTATGACCAAGAACGCCGCCGCACTTTACCGTGTCAATTTCGACCCGGATGAACTCTGGAACCTTTACCTCGATTCCTTCCCTGCCGGTACAAACCATGTTTATCGTGTCCGCCGCGAATTTGACTGCTCCTGCTGCCGCCATTTTATCAAAACGATGGGCGGTGTGGTCGCCATTAACGGCAACGAAATCGAAACCATCTGGGACTTTGACACCACCTCGCCGGAATGTTATCAGCCTGTTGTCGATGCCCTCTCCGCTTATGTCAAGTCTAAGCCCATCAAGGATATTTACCTGACTCATGAGCGTACCGTCGGCACTGCCCGCAGCTATGAGCAGGATGAAAACGGCAACAAAGTTTTGACATGGGATCATTTCTTCGTCAACACGCCGCGCTGCGCTTACACCAACCGCGACATCAACGCAGAGACCGCCCGTATCCGGGATGACCGTAATGTATTCCTGCGCTCCATGAGTGAACTAACGCTCGACGCTACGCAGACTGTTCTTGAACTCATCGCGCAAAACAGTCTCTACCGTGGTGCCGAGTGGAAGTCTCAGCTTGAACAGCTTGCGTCCTTCCAGACAAAATACAGCGCTATGACTGCTGCCGAAAAGGAACTCCGCTCGTGGGTCGATGTCATCAAAATGAACCCCGCTCTCGCACGCATCCGCAATACCAGCATTGGCACACTGCTCATTGACCTATCGGAAGGCAAAGATGTCAACACCGCCGTCACCTCCTACGAGCGCGTGGTTGCTCCCGCCAACTATAAGCGTCCCAAGGCTATCTTTACAAAACGAATGCTTGAGGACGCCAAGAAAACTGTTACGGAACTCGGCTATCTGGATTCCCTGCCACGCCGCTTTGCCCGTCTCGATGATATCAGCGTCAACAATATCCTCTTTGCCAACCGTGACGCCGTGTCCCGTATGAACGGTGCAGCCGCAGACCCCTTTGCCGCTATGGAACAGCAGGTTGCCATTGATCCAAAACGATTCTCCCATGTAGAGGAGATCGGTATTGATAAATTCATCTCGGATGTCCTGCCCATCGCAAAGGAGCTGGAGTTGTTCATGGAGAACCGCTTTTCCAAGAACATGGTCTCGTTGACCGCCCCTGTCAATCCCGACGCCAAAACGATGTTCAAATGGGATAACTCCTTCGCATGGGCTTACACGGGCAATCTGGCTGATTCCGATATCCGCGAGAACGTCAAGCGCGCAGGCGGCAAGATCAATGGTGTGCTCCGCTTCTCCATCCAGTGGAACGATGAACCCGGCAAATGGGATAGGTCTGACGAGGACGCGCACTGCAAAGGGCCTTGCGGCCATATCTATTTCAGTAAAAAGCGTGGCTTTGCAGACGGCGGCAATCTGGATGTTGATATTACGGGTCCAAGCGAGAATGTTCCTGCCGTTGAAAATATCACTTGGCCCATGCTGCAGAAGATGGTCGATGGTGAGTATAAGTTCTATGTCCGCTGCTTTTCCAGCCGCGCCGGAAATAACGGCTTTATCGCTGAGATCGAAGCCAACGGCGAGGTCCATCAGTATGAATACCGCCACCCGATTTCTACCGACACGAATGTCCCTGTGGCCACCGTCACTCTCAAGGACGGTAAGTTCACCATCAAGGATGAACTCAAGTCCGCCATCTCCAGCCGCAATATTTGGAACATCAGCACGAATCAGTTTGTCCCTGTCAACGTTGCCATGTACTCCCCCAACTATTGGAACGCGCAGACCGGCATCGGCAACCGCCACTATTTCTTCATGCTCAAGGGATGCCAGAACCCTGACAAGCTCAACGGCTTCTATAATGAATTTATCAAGCAGGAGCTGCTGACCCACAAGCGCGTCTTTGAAGCTCTCGGCTCTCAGATGTCTGTACAGCCTGTTGATGACCAACTCTCCGGCGTAGGCTTCTCCTCCACCCGTCACGATTCCTTTATCGTCAAAGTAAAAGGCCAGACCGAGCGCGTGCTCAAGGTCGTAATTTAAACATAGAAATGAGGTAACCACTATGGAACTGTTTGAAATCGCAAGCCGCTATAAGTACCGTTTTCCCTTCAAGGGCTGGATCAGCACCGAGGATCTCTGGGATCTGAGCGTTCAGAACCTTGACAGCATCTTCAAGACCCTCAATAAAGAATTCAAGACCACCGGCGAGGAATCCCTGCTGGGCACCAAGACCACCGAGCAGAATGAACTTTCCAATAAGATCGAAATCGTCAAACATATCGTCTCTGTCAAGCTGGCGGATAAGGCTAAGGCACAGACCGCCCGCGAGAATGCAGAGCGCCGCCAGCAGTTGCTCGAAGTCCTCGCCAAGAAACAGAATCAGGCACTCTATGATATGTCGGAGGCAGAGATTCAGGCGCAGCTTGCCGCTCTGGACGCTGAATGAGCCGTCTGCACGCCAACTATTACTCCTGCGGCAAGTACAGATTTGCAACACCAGCACCTGCGGACGAATCCGTTTTGTACAGCGAAGGCCGCTACAAGACAAAGCTGACAGCCCATGATATGCCGCCGTGGTATATGCGCGGTTTATACTACGGCTATGCAGATGGCTTTCTCAACACAAAAAATGTCTCCAAGCTGGTCTACAATCCAAATCTATGCTTCAATCACATGTTCAAGGATGACTTTTTATACATTTCGTATAATTCACCGTCAAAACGCCGAAAAATATTCAACGCAGAGGAACCTTACGATGAATATGTCTGGGGCTTCAATATCCCAAAATTCCTGTACATGGCAGAGCGGTACAGCGGTTACGATACCGCCCCCATCTGGCAGCAGATCGAAGAAAAGCGCCTCTGGTTCCAACACACATACCCGGATGACTACAAACGCGAGGTCGGCGATATAACAGACTATCGCACTTATACAGAATCGCTTTACGAAACGATTTGATTTTACACCTATATCTTTGACACTTATACACCCTGTAAACTGCCGGAGCACCGCCTCCGGAAGGGTGTATTTTTTGTGCCAATTTTTCGGGTATCCCGGTTCTGCTTTCCCGTTAGCAGGCCGTTTTGAATAGATATTTTTATCAAGATTGGAGTGTTTTCACAATGAAAAAGATGGGAGTGACATGAAATGTTTCCGCCTGCTTTCCTGATTCTGATCGGCCTGGCCATGTTTCTGTTCTGGTGTGAATCCAGTACCCATTTTGATGAGATCGGCCAGAAGATCATCGACTTTTTTACACAGTTTAAGGAGAATCGAAAATGAAAAAATCTCTCGGCGGTATCGCAACCGCAGTTATTATCGCGCTCGTCGTCATTGTGCTGTTTGTATGCACGGTACGGATCCCTGCCGGTTATGTCGGCGTTGTCTATAATATGAACGGCGGCATTTCGGACAGAACGCTTACCCAGGGGTTCCATGTCATTTCCCCCACGCAGAACGTGACTACCTATTCCATCGGCATTGAGCAGTCCTACCTGACAGCCAGCAAAGACGGTGACTCCAACGATGATGAAAGCTTCGAGGTCCCCTCCAATGACGGCAAGGGTCTGACTGTCGATATGACCTTTACCTATCGCTATGATGCAGACAGAGTAGCCGATACCTTTACCCGTTTCAAGGGCCAGTCCGGCAAGGATGTAAAGAATTCTTTCATCAAGCCCAATATCATGTCTTGGACTAAAGAAGTCACGGCCAAGTATTCCGTCATCGATCTGCTTGGCGACAAGCGTGCCACCCTTAACAGTGAGCTGACCGACTATCTCAAACAGAAGTTCGAGCCTTACGGTATCGTGATCGAATCCGTTTCCCTTATCAATATTGACCCCGATGAGGAGACCCGCTCTGCCGTTCAGAAAAAGGTCAACGCCCAGCAGGATCTGGAGCTTGCCAAGATCGAGCAGCAGACCGCCAACGTCAACGCTGAAAAGGAAAAGGAGGTTGCCATCACCAAGGCCAATCAGGAAAAAGAGACTGCGCAGATCAATGCAGAAGCCAAACTGATCGAAGCTCAGGCCCAGGCCGATGCCAACCGTCTGATTTCCCAGTCCCTCACGCCGGAGCTGATCCGTCAGCAGATGTATGACAAGTGGGACGGTAAGCTGCCGACAGTTCAGGCCGGGAATGATTCCTCTGTTATCGTGGACACCAGCGATATTCTGCAGCAGGGTGAGTAACATGATCGTACTTTCCATTCCTGTTTTTCTGCTTAGTCTTGCCGCCTCCGCCTGCTTCGGCTTTTTCATCTGCGCAATCATGTCAAGCGGCAAATGCTGAAACTGTTATATGCCATCATACACTCAACATGGTTTGGAGGTAACGCTCTGAGATGAAAACACTGTCTACTCCCTTGTCCGTCACCCCGGATTCTGTCATTGAGTCCGAGTATAACGAGCAGACCCCAAAACGCCGCCACAAGAAAAAACAGTATCGTAAGCGCTCCAATCATAAGCATGTGTATGAAAACGCCTGGATCGAGGAGTGGCGGTATCAGTATCTACAAGGTGATTATAAGCTCGTAATCAGCCCAATCGGCTATTGTCCGTTGTGCGGCAAGGTCTCTGCGCCTAACTGGATGCTTGTTGGTTTGACAACTTCCAGTGACGCAAGGCTTAAAGCCTATCGTGAACGTATTGCGGCTGGTCCTAGCCCCGGCGATAAGGTATTTCGTACACAAAAGCCTACTGCTGGTACAGGGTACGTGTTTATAGATGATGTAAATTTGAACGATTTTTATTATAAGGAGTGATTTTATTGGCAAAATTCAAACCCGGCGACAAAGTCCGCATTGTGTGTTTCAAGTATGGAAATAATCGCGAAGCAAAATATCGGGTTGGTGACATCATTACAATCGACAAGGTGCATTATGATGGGTTTTGCCCAGCTTATGAAATTGTCGGAGATGATGACTGGATCTTCCACGAGGAAGAACTCGAACTCGTCAAGTCAGACACCTGCAAGCATGATTGCTCAACCTGCACCTGCCACGATGATACAGTCACCATCAGTGTCGATATCCCGCTGAACGACAAAAAGGAAGCCCACCGCATTGTCCACGCCATGGTCAAAAAGGCATATCAGGATGCTGCCAAGCCTGTGCATAAGCAAGATTCGTGGAGCAAAGCAGATGTCACGCTGGCTCGTGATCTTGTCGTGGCTCAGGCAGACCAGGTCATCCGCAGTGGCGGCGATCTGTACTGGCATTATACCGCAAAGGACAATGAAATCGAGGCCGTTATTTATAAATCCCTCTCTGAGCCTGATAACACCAGCAGTGGCCGTGCTGCTCCCCATCATGCGGACGATTATAACGAGTGGATCGGCAAATGTGTTTCCCTCTACAAGGCATTAAATATGGAGGTCCCTACCTTCATCTCCCACAAGAATATGGAGGACTGACTCATGCGTGTTCTTCTCCTTTTCCGCGGCGCACCGGGCTGCGGCAAATCCACCTACATACATGAAAACGGGTTGGACAGCTATACCCTCAGCGCAGATACCATCCGTATGCAGTATTCCTCCCCCATTCAGACAAAGGACGGCTCTGTGCAGATCAGCGTTAAGAATGATTCTGTTGTCTGGAAGCTGCTTTTTCAGATGCTGGAACTCCGTATGCAGTCAGGCTGCTTTACCGTGATCGACGCGACCAATTCCAAGACAGAAGAAATGAACCGGTATAAAGCACTGGCCAGGCAGTACCGCTATCGTATCTATCTGGTCGATATGACTGACCTTCCTATCGAGGATTGTAAACGCCGCAACGCCAGCCGTGCCCCGCTCAAACAGGTACCGGAGGAAACCATTGATAAGATGTATGCCCGTTTTAAGACACAGAAGGTGCCGGGCGGCATCAAGGTGCTCAAGCCGGAGAACGCGCTGGCAGAAATCAGCTATAAGCCCTCTGACATGAATTCGTATCGCAAGGTCTACGCTGTCGGCGATATCCACGGTTGTTACACAGCGTTACAGGACATGCTCGGTGAGCTTGGCGGCCTGCAGGATGACTGTCTGTATATCTTCTGCGGCGATTATATTGACCGCGGCATGGAAAATGCGGATGTCGTCAAATTCCTGCTCTCTGTCAAGGATAAGCCCAACATTGTCCTGCTCGAAGGCAACCATGAGCGCTGGTTGTACTGCTGGAGCCATGATAAAAAGACGCCCAGCAAGGAATTTGAACTGCGCACAAGCCGTCAGCTGGATGATTCCGGTCTTGACAAAAAGGAGGTCCGCCGCCTGTATCAGCGCCTGAACCAGTGTTCCTACTTCTCTTTCCGCGGTGCAATGTATTTTATCTGCCATGGCGGCATCGCCGGAATGCAGCAGGACCAGCAGCTTGGCCTCATTACGATTCCCACCTTTCAGATGATCCACGGTGTCGGCGGCTATAATGACCTGCCTGATGTCGTGGCAGCCTGGAATAAAATCGGCATGGTACAGATCGCAGGTCATCGCAATATTCAGAACTATAACATCCTCACGCCTCATTCCAACTATGTTAATCTTGAAGGCAGCGTAGAATTCGGCGGATCCCTTCGTGCGATCGAAATCGATTCTGACGGCAATCTCATTTCTCACAGCGTAAAGAATCATAAGTTCTATAAGCCGGAGGAACAGCCAATCGTTGAGACAAAGGAAGATTCCGTTTATCAGCTCGTCAAGGACCTGCGCCGTGAGCGCAATGTCAAGGAGAAAAGATTCGGCTGTCTGTCCGCATTCAATTTCACCTCGGAGGCTTTCCGCCGCAGCAGCTGGAATGAATTGACCACCGTCGCTCGCGGTCTCTTTATCAATACAGAGGATCATACCATCGTCGCCCGCGGCTATGAGAAGTTTTTCCGCATAGATGAATTGTCCCGCGTCTACCATTATCCGCACAGTAACCTTGACTATCTCAAGGACAAGCTCAAATTCCCGGTGAATGTCTACCTCAAGGAAAACGGCTATCTCGGTCTGCTCTGTTACGACCCTGAAATTGACGATCTGCGCTTTTGCACCAAGGGCAGTATCAGCGGCGACTATGCCGACCACTTCCGGCAGCTGTTCCAAAAGAATGTCTGCGAAACCGGCTCCACACGCTGGAATGAAATCAAGCAGTACCTTAAAGAGAATAACTGCACCATGCTGTTTGAGGTCATCGACCAGCAGTTTGACCCGCATATTATCGAATATGATACGCCGCATCTGGTCCTGCTGGACGTCGTCTACAATGAAATCGCGTTCAAAAAGCTACCCTATAGTGCCATTGAGGGCGATGACCTTATCGGCATCAGCCAGCGGTTTGACCTGAACCTCAAAAAATATGTCAACCAGTTTATGGATTGGCAGCAGTTCTACGATTTCTATAGCAAAGCCTCTGCCCCAGACTACCAGTATGAAGGCAGCTATGTCGAGGGCTTTGTCTTTGAGGACGCTACCGGTTTCATGACCAAGCTTAAAACCGACTACTACTCTTTCTGGAAGTATATGCGCAGTGTTACCGCCAGCGTCCGCCGCTACGGTGCTGTGAAGAATACAGCGTCTCTTTCAGATACACAGGCAAATCTTTTCTATGGTTTCCTGCGCGATAAGTACGCCAGCGATGAAGCGTTCCGCGACCGGCACAATGAAAACGGCTATGACATCATCTCCCTGCGTAAAGCGTTTTTGTCAAGTCAGGAGAGCACACAATGAGCGGCAACTATGACTTTTCTATCCGCATCAATAATTTTATGCAGTGCCAGTGTCTGCAGGCAGTCGCACAGGAATGTGCAGATGTCATCGTAATTGATTGCAACGGCAGTCAGGCCAATGCAAAAAGTCTGCTCAGTCTTATGAGCCTTGACTATTCGCGCAAGGTTCGCATTATCACGTCCACAGCAGAGGAGCTTTTTGCTCTGCGCAACGCTCTTCAGTTGAAATAAATTTCGGAGGTACATAATGTTTATCTGCAACAAGTGTAAAAAAGTGTTCCATGATCTCGATGGCTATGGTATGCGCATCCAGTATACGTTCGGTTACGGCTCCAAGCGCGACGGCGATTTGTTTGACCTGACCGTCTGTAATGAATGCGCAGACGACATCGCGGATGCTGTAGCTAAGATCTGTGCGGTCAACCCCATCGTCTGTGTAGACTACGATGCGCTTTACGGTGATGATTTCGCGGAGCCTGATGACGATTCTGACGGCGATGCAAATATTTTTTCTTAACTTACACAACACATATTTCAAGTATTCTGTAAAGGAGTCTTTTTATGGCAAAAAACAACACGATTCGTTTTTCTTTCATCGGCACACCTGTCATCGCCAAAGATGGCATTCTGGACGAGATTGATTCCAAGCGTACAGGCGGGAAGATGTACCGCCTGCACTTCGGCATCAAGGTAGACACAAGCACGGAGTTTGTCGGTCTGCTGGATTATCCCCGCGATACCCTCAAGCCTGTGGATGCAGACTTTAATTCTTTCGAGGTTGCCTGGGCTGACCGTGAGGATTCGGATGTTCTCGCCAAGGTCGCCCGCTCCCGCCTGTATCGCACCAATGTCGGCTGTGAGGATGGCAAGATCAAGAGCTTTATCTCCGGCTATGATTTCATCAAGTATCTGGCGGATGTTCTCCCCGGCAACGATAAGGACCTGACCGTCACGGGCACCTGCAAGGTTCGCTATGACAACAAGGGTATCCTGCGCCGCAACTTTGATATTCAGGCTGTCTGGCTCCGCCGCGACACTGAAAAGCCCCAGCTGGCTATGTCCGTACCACTCACCTACTGGAAGGACTGCGTCGATAAGTCTGACCTCAAGGAGACCGGCAAGATCAACATCAACGGCTATGTTCTTCAGTTCGCCACCAAAGAGGAGGGTGATAAGTTTCTGCCGTTCTCTGTCGTGTTCGATACCACTAAGTATAACATGGAGATTCCCAAGCACAAGGCCCTCTATGAGTACAAGATGGAGTTTGTCGATGTCAAGGACAAGACGCCGCAGACCATGCTTTGGGATATTCGCGTCGTCAACGGTGCGCAGGAGGTCGAGTTTGACGAGAGTCAGCTGACCAAGCTGCAGAAGATGCAGATCGAACTCGGCGAGGCTACGCTGGATGATTTCCGTCCCCGCGGCCAGATCTTCGGCAACCGCCTCTCGGAGCTTCGCCTGAACAAGCCTCTCGCACAGGGCGATTTTGCTGACGGCATGGTCGATACCGGCTACAAGATCTCCGAGTTTGAGGACATGATCGCCGTTCCCACCAAGGACGAAACCGTTGCCGATATGGAAAAGTCCGCCGCTAAGCCCGATTCCACCAAACCCCCGTTCGAGGACGATCTGGAGCTGTTCTGATAATTTTTTTAAAGGAGTACATAGTTTATGGCAAGAAAGTTCGGTAGAAAAAACGAAATCAAGCTTGATCCTCTCAAGTATAATCTCTGCCTGATCGGCGAGGGAGGAATCGGCAAAACAACTCTCATTAAGCAGTATTGTGAACGCCTTGCTGGCGAAGATGGTTATATGTTCCTCGATGTTGGCAAAGAGGATGGGTCTGACGCTATCAACGGCATTGTCGCAGAACCTGTCTGGGATTGGGAAAAATTTGATGATGTCATTACTGATATTGTCGAAAACCGCTATACAGATTATAAAGACCTCAAGGTCGTTGTTGTAGATACTTTTGATGAACTGATGAACCTCGCAGAGGGTGAAGTCATTCGCATTTGGAATCGCGACAACCCGGACAAAAAGACTAAGTTCTTTAAGGCCACTTTCCAAGGCTTTAATGGTCCTACTGATAAAGCAATCGAAATCGTCTTTGATCGCCTGTGGGAATTGAAGCGTGTCGGCGTTTCCTTTATCACCATCGGCCATACTAAGAAAAGCGACATCGCGGATCCTGTTTCTGGCGAGACATATTCCATCCTCACAACCAATATGGACAAGCGTTATTTTAACGCCATGAAAAATAAAGTTCATTTCCTCGGGGTTTGTTATATCGACCGCGACATTGTTAAGTATAAGACTGGCCGTAAGAACATTGTCACCAATAAGGAGGAAGTCAAGGGCAAGATCACAGGCGAAAAGCGTGTTGTCTGCTTCCGTGATGATAATTTCTCGGTGGATTCCAAGAGCCGTTTTGCTGACATTGTAGATCGTGTTCCGCTTGATGTTGATGAATTCATTAAGGCCATCACGGACGCCATCAAGAAGGAACACGATAAAGGTTCCACCAGCTATGAGGACGATCTCAAAAAGCAGGCCGCAAAAGCCAAGGCCGAGGAAAAAGTACATCAGGCACGCATTGATAAATTCAAAGCTGACCGTCAGGACGAAGCCGATGAGGGAAATCGCGAAACTTATATCGCCACTATCGCGGCTAAATTCTCCAGTGCGTCTGATGATGTCAAGGCTCAGGCAAAGTCCATGCTGAATGAATCCGGCTACGCAAAGTTCTCTGATCCTAATGTGCCTATTGCCACCCTCAAAAAGATTGCCTCTCTCTTCGCATAAGGCAGGCAGCGCATGGCAAAAACAACCGCACCCAAAGGCCGCCGCGTCAAGTGTCAGGCAACCGGTGTATGGGGCACGACACTCACGTACTATAAAGCCCCGGACGGCCACTGGTATAAGGACGAAGCAACCTATCAGGACAAGCTCCATAAAGCTGCCATGCATAAGCAGGTCATCGCCGCACTCGCCGATGTTATGATGTTCGATCCATCAATGGCGTTCCCTACCATCATCCCCAAAAAGCTCAAGGAACTCAGCTTCTATGACGATGAAATCATTCTCGCCACGATTGAGCAATGCCGGGATAAGATCGGGTACGCCATGCGCACCAAAGAGTTTTCAAGCGAGTACGGCCGCGCCGCTTATGTCATGGCCATTATCAAAAACCATATCAACGATGTCTATAAGGCGGCAAAATCCAACGCCGCCGTACAGCACAAGCAGGAAGCAAAAGCGCAGCAGGTCCCCATTTTGCAGGATCTCGGTTTTGGGGCAAATACGCAGGATCACCACACACACAGGGATATTTCAGACTTCCTGTTTGACGATGAGCAGGAATGAGGTGATTTCCTATCGAATTACAAGAAATTTTACATAAAATCAATGCAGACCGTGAACAGGTCGAAGCACCGTTTGTATTCTGCCTCTGGAAGGACCCCTACCTTTATGACGAGTACGACCGCGTCAATACTGGTACGGATGAAACCATCCAAACCGATGATTCTAAATTCTACTTTGCTCTTGGCCGCGCTCTGTATGAGCAGGGCTATCGCAACTTCGATGCGATCACGCTTAACGCTTACCTCAAGGATAAGGATGAAACCCGCAAAGAGTTTGATAAACGCGGCGGCTATCGTGAAGTCGAGGCGCTCAAATCTCTCATCAACCCGGATAACGTCGATGGCTATTTCGATAAGGTCGTCAAGCTGAATCTGCTGTCCGACCTCGCCCGCCAGTTCTTCAAAAATTTTTCCAATACGTCGCGGTTCGATAAGATGTCAAACGCCGAAGTCTATGACTTCTTTGACTATCAGCTCAACACCATTTCCATCAACACCGCTAAGGACATGAAGGTGGAAGACGTCTGGTTCGATGATGCTTTTGTCGATGAACTCAATAAGGGCGAAGCGGTCGGTCTCAACTACGGCAAAAACTGCCCGCGTCTCAATTACCTGACCCTGGGTGTCCCGCTGGGCGACCTCACCATGCTTGGCGGTTTCTCCGGCACAGGCAAGACCAGCTTTGTATTTGAAAACATGATTCTTGTCATGGCCGAGGCTGGCATCAAGTGCTGCATTATCTCCAATGAGATGCAGGTCCGTGCCTATAAACAGCTATTGGCTGTACATATTCTGACCAAAGATCTGGACTATTGGAAAATCACCCGCAAACACCTCAAGACCGGCAATTTCACCGACGAACAGAACGAAATGCTGCGCAAGGCTGCCAAAATCAGCCAGGAAAAGTACAAGAACATCAAGTTCGTCAAGATGTTTGATAACGATACTTCCCGCGTTGTCAAAACAATCCGCAAGTATTCTAAGCTGGGGTTCCAGATGTTTCTCTGGGACACGATGAAATCCGACGATGATGTCAGTATGGAAATGTACCGCCGGCTGCTAGTTGCCTCCCGCAAGGTGTTCCAGGCTGCCAGCCGCGAGAATGTTGCGGTCGTCTGTACTTACCAGTTGGCTCTCTACCTCTTGAATCAGCGGTATCTGGACGCTAACTGCCTGTCCAACGGTAAACAGATCAAGGAAGTCTTTTCCGAAATGATCTATATCCGCCCCCTCTGGGAGGACGAGTATACCGGCGAACGCTATGACTGTAAAGCCTACACCCGCGGCAAAAATGCCGATGGCAGTTGGGAAAAGTTTACCACTCCCATCACGCTTGATAAAACCAAAAAGTATATCGTCGCTTTTCTCGATAAGACCCGCAATGATGAAGATAAGCAACAGGTTTTGTACGAGGCTAATCTCACCTGGAATAACTGGCGCGAGGTAGGTTTCTGCACGATCCGCAACGAACACGTTCAAACCACACGCTAAAGGGGGTGCTGCCACTATGAACGCGGCACTTCTGCAGCAGCATCTCTCCGGCAATTCCGATGCTCTTTTCAGCATCCTGGAAACGCTGGAATTTCAGCACATCAATCTCAATAACGCAAAAACGCAGTTCCGCTTTTCCCGCCTGGAAGATTCCAACCCCACCAGTATGATGCTGGATGTCAACACCCTGCGCTACTACTGCTTTTCCACCAACGGCAAAGGCAATCTGTTCACCCTCATTATGGATCGTATCCATTGCACCTTCCCGCAAAGTCTGCAATTCGTGGCAAATATCCTGGACCTGGACACCTCTGATTTTAATGTTCAGGTCACTTATCCCTTCCATGGCTTCTATCGTAAGCTCCTGCCAGACCGTGACGATGATTTTACCCTGCCCACGATCCCGGAAAACACACTTGACCCTTACTTAGGCAAATTCAACACGATGTTCTTTCAGGATGGTATCGACTATAAAACACAGGAATTGTTTCAAGTCGGCTACGATGAAGAATCCAGCCGCATCACGATTCCGGAGCGGGACTTTAACGGCAACCTTGTCGGCATCATGGGCCGCAGCAACGACCCCACTTGTAAACACGAGGAACGCTGGCTGCCCCTTGTCCCCTGCTCCCGCAGTAAGACACTGTTCGGTTTGCAGCAGAACTACCATAACATCATAGACCGCGGCAACATCTTCCTGTTCGAGAGCGAAAAAGCCCCCATGCAGGCGCGGTCGTTTGGATGCAGGCTGGCGCTCGGCCTTTGTGGCTGTCATGTCTCCCATGCGCAAGCCACCATGATCGCTTCCATGCAGCCAAAAAATGTGGTGCTGGCTCTGGATGAGGGGCTGGAGGAAGAAGCCGTGCGCGAGGAGGCCAAAAAACTTGTGCAAGATAACATCATCGTCAAAACCAAGGTCGGCTATGTCTGGGATGCCGATAGCGACATCATCCCCAAAGGCAGCAAGCTCAACGCAGCAGACCTCGGCGTAGACGCCTACAAACAAATCATGAGAACGAAAGTGAGGTGGCTGATATAGCCGAACGTGCAAGAGACCCCCGCCTGCAAGCCCTGTATGACGAAGGGGTCAATGTCTATAGTTTTTCCAAGCTTGGAACCATCAATTCTTGTTTATACGGAGCGTGGCGCACTTACATATTACATGACCGCGGCCTTGGAAGCGTGTATACCGATTTAGGATCGGCCAGCCATGATGCCCTGGAAAATTTCATCGAAGGCAAGTCGAATAGCAGCGAAATGCTTCAGACCTTCCGTGATGCTCTTGTTCAGTGCGAACTTGTTGGATATGACTTTCCGAGGGACTTTCGTGGAACGGACAGCATCAAAACGAAATACATAAAAGACATGGAAAACTGCTTCCAGACCTTTACTATGCCAAAAGGCAAATTCACGATTGAGGAACTGCTGATCCTGCGCGTCAGCCCAACCCGGGCCATGCAGGGTTATTCCGACCTGCTGCGCTGGAACAACGATGGCACAGTTATGGTGCTGGACCTCAAAACAAGTTCCGACTACGCACAAAAAGACCTTCTCGAACATGGCCGTCAGCTTACGATCTACGGAATGGCGTTAGAGCAGGCCGGGTACAAGGTCAAATCCACCGCCTGGATCATGCTCAAGTATGTCGTCATCAAGTACGACTGGTACGCTACACGGCGCAGCAAAAACAAGACCCCACTCACCCGCATCGTCAATCGCTCCAAGATCTATGACACTATCAAAGATGCCGTCGAAGCCGCTTGTCATGAGGCTGGCATGGACGAAATGGATATCGAAATCGCCATGATGGATTTCGCCAAGACGAACATTCTGTGTGATCTGTTCCCGGCTGGTGTCAAGGCAAAGTTCTCCATCAAGCCATACGTGCGGGAATATCCCTACACCAAGGAACTTCAGGACGAAGCACTGGATTACATCAATAAGACTGCCGACCTCTACGAGAGTCTGCCGCATGACAAAGACCACCCGTGGGAGCCGTGCGAGATCACAAAGGAAAATCAGTTTTTCTGCAATACCCTCTGCGGACACAGAAAGACTTGCCCATACATCAAGGATTACAACGAACGCACCATGGCCGGTGCCACACAATCCAAAAAGGACGAGGAGGATCTGTTCTAAATGTTCAGTGATATGGATGAAATGTATTTCACTAACCCAAGTGAGGCCGACAGCATCATCGACGAAGCCACAGACCACCTCCGCGACCTTATCAAGGATGATGTTAAGTGTGTAATCGATGCATACAACAAGGCTCTGCGCGAAAAAGACAATCTGGAAAGCGACATTGCCCGCCTCAACTGGGAAAAGAAGCGTATCGAGGCAGATGTCGAAGCGGCCAAGCGCGATGCTGAAAATGCCAAGACAAATCAAATTCCAGAAACATACATCAATAACTTCGTCAAAAAGTATACAGGCTCCTACGCTCCCGGAGATGAAGTATATGTGGCGGGCCACTCGTACAAGTCAAGCAAATGTCCTACCTGCAACGGTAGTGGTAAAGTAGAGGCTTCCATTAACGGGAAGTCAACCATCATCACATGCCCTAAGTGTAATGGATATAAGAATGATAGTCATTGTTACTATTTCGTCAAAAAAGATGTCATTGAGACAGTAGATTTAAAACTTCGCTTTGATAAAAACCATGTAACAGCAATGCAAACACGCTTTTCTGATCTTGAGCCTACATACGTCTATCTGCAAGATTGTGGCGGATTGTCGGACGTAAGCCTTATTTTCAGAACCGAAGCCGAAGCTCAGGCAAAAGCGGACGAGTTGAATAAGAAAGAGGCCGAGCAAACTAATGGCTAAGGTAAAAGAATGTATCTCTCGTCAAGAACTCATGGACATGATTGAGGATTATGCTCTGCGTAATGATCCCAGTAGTTTACAAGAGTTTGTGGATTCCATGTATATGAGGCTTCGCGTTGAGGAAGTTGTAGAATATGTCATCCAACGCAGCATGATTGACGGACGCACCTGCCATCCGTTCATCGGCAAAATCGCCAACGGCTACATCCAGGACTTTCGCCACAGCTGGCCGTTTCAAGATGGAGGTGAATTCTATTCAAAACTACCATAAACACACCTGCTGTTCCAACATCTATACACCGGACTCTCCTGCCACCTACGAACAGTATGCCAAACGTGCTGTCGAACTTGGTCACAAAATTCTCTGCTCACTTGAGCATGGTTGGCAAGGTAAATATCATGAATGCCGAGAAATCGCTATCAAGTATGGCCTCAAATTCATCTTCGGCACAGAAGCATACTGGGTCAAAGACCGACATGAGAAAGACCGTACCAACTGTCACATCGTCCTGCTTGCCAAAAACGAGAATGGTCGTGAATGGATCAATGAAGTTCTGTCCACAGCAAACGAGGATGGCTATTACTACCGCCCGCGTCTGGATGAAGAACTTCTGTTCTCGCTGCCTCCTGATGATGTATTTGTCACATCTGCCTGTGTTGCTTTCTGGCATTATGAACCAGAGTACGTCGAGCAACTGGTTTGCAAGCTGCATGACTATTTCAAAGACAACTTCATGCTTGAAATCCAGGCACATAATACCGATAAGCAAAAGCAACTGAACGCTCGTATACTGGAGCTTTCCAAAAAGTACAGTATTCAGATGATCGTTGGTCTTGACAGTCACTACATATATCCCGAGCAAGCTGTTGAACGTGATGAGCTTCTTGCTGCCAGCGGCACACATTATGATGACGAAGATGGCTGGTATATGGATTACCCAGACGATGACACTATTCGTCGGCGATTTGCGAAACAGGGTGTTATCCCCGCAGATGAAGTCGAAAAAGCAATGCGAAACACAGACCTGATTTGCGATTTTGAGGACTACCAGAGCGAAGTCTTTGAAACCAACCGCAAACTCCCTTCTATCTACCCGGACAAAACACCGGAGGAGAAATTCAAAATCTATAATCATCTCATCAGCCGCAAATTCAAGGAATACATGAAGCATATTCCCATGGAGGATTATCAGCGATACTACGATGGTGTCAAAATGGAGGTTTACACCTACAAAGACACTGGCATGATCGATTATCCTCTGATGGATTACGAGATCGTCAAGCGTGGTATTCAGTATGGTGGCATTATTACAAACACAGGCCGTGGTTCTGCTGTCAGCTACTTTACAAATACTCTTTGCGGCTTCAGTAAAGTTGATCGCTTCAAGTCTCCCATTAAACTTTATCCAGAGCGTTTTTTGTCCACAACTCGCATTATTCAAACCAACTCCCTGCCGGACATCGATCAGAATATCGACCGGCAAGAGCCTTTTGAACGGGCACAGCGCGAAATTCTTGGTGAGGATCATGCGTATCCTATGATTGCTTTTGGCACGTTGAAGAAAAAAGCTGCATTTAAGCTCTATGCTAGAGCAAAAAAACTAGACTTCAATATTGCCAATAAAATCAGCGACCAAATCGACAAGTATGATATGGCGCTGAAATATGCAGATGACGATGAAAAAGACGAAATCAACATTTACGATTTTGTAGACCCTGAATATCAAGACTATGTCAAAAAGAGCGAGGTTTATTGGGGGCTTATTTCTTCAAAATCGAAAGCTCCATGTGCCTACATGCTTTATCAGGGCAGTATCCGGCGTCAAATTGGTCTTATCAAATGCAAAAGTGATACGACGAAAAAAGAGTATATCACGACCGTAGTTGATGGCGCTGTGGCTGAAAAATACAAGTTCCTAAAAAATGACTGGCTTATCGTTGACACAGTAGCTCTCACAGATGCAGTTTTCAAACGTATCGGTATGGAACCTTTGACTGTCGATGAATTATCAGAATCCGTTAAAGACAATCAACAGGTTTGGGACATCTATGCAAAAGGTCTTACTTGCGGTGTCAATCAGTGCGAACGCGCATCTACTACACAAAAACTGATGAGGTATAAACCTAAAAATGTATCAGAGCTTGCAAATTTTATTGCAGCTATTCGTCCCGGCTTTAAATCTATGTACTCCAAGTTTGAAAGTCGAGAGCCATTTTCTTATGGTATTCCAGCGTTGGATGACATATTGCAAACAGAAGAATTTCCCTACAGCTTCATTTTGACACAGGAACAGCTCATGTCTGTTCTTCATTTTGCAGGATTTCCTATGGACCGTTGTTATGGCATTATTAAAGACATTGCCAAAAAACATCCAGAAAAAGTTCGCCCTTTGAAAAGTCAATTCATTGATGGTATGTGTAAGAACCTTGCCGGTCAATGTCCTCAAGGTAAAACACCAGAAGATGTTTCTGCTGAGATTTGGCAAATCATCAGTGATGCGACGGCCTATTCATTTAATGCCAGCCATAGCTGCTGTATGGCCTATGATTCCCTCTATAACGCCTGGCAAAAGAGCACCCATCCATTCGAGTTCTATGAGGTCTGTCTACAACACTTCTCCAACAAGGGCAAAAAGGAAAAAGTCTCCACCCTCAAGGCTGAAATGCTTCGCGGCTTCAATATTCACGAAGGACCTATCCAGTGGGGACATGACAACCGCAAATTCACTGCAGATAAAGAGCATCACGCCATTGATCCATCTCTGGTTTCCATCAAGGGTCTGAGCCAAGGCTGCGCTAACGATCTGTACGCCATGTACCAGTCCGGCAAATATCGTGATTTCTACACACTCTGGAAGGATATGTCCCATACGCGCAGTCTGAACTCTGCCAAGATTGAAACACTGGTGCTGCTGGACTATTTCAAGCCATTCGCTGGTGGCAATAAAATCCTTAAATTTATCGCAGCCTGCGATGCCTTGTATGAGCGCACGCAATTTCCCAAGGGCACTGACTCTCCGTATATCGAATACATAAAAAAGTGCTCCACAACGACGGACAAGCTCAAGACCTATAAGGATTTTGACTACGATAAAGCTCTGAGAGAGATTTGGGATAGCCTGCCCGATGAACCGTTGACAATTTCTCAACAGCTCAAGGCACAAAAAGAATATCTCGGCTACCTCCAGTACGCCAACCCACGCCTCGCTACCACTTACTACTACGTCCTCTCCATCGACGGCAAATACAAAAACAAAAACATCACCCTCTATCGCCTGTGCAACGGCGAGACCCTGACCTATAAGATCCGTCCCCGCACCCTCGACGATAACCCTGTCGAACCCGGCGAGATCATCAAGGTGCTCGACACCCACACCGAGGGCAAATGGAGCAAGGACGGCGACCAGTGGGTGCAGTCAACAACAGACTTCAACGACTTTCTTACGAAATATTCCCATGTGAGGTGATTCAAATTTTAAATACCATTTTACTTATCTTGGAGTTTTTCTCCATCCCCATCGCCCTGCTGGTTAGTTTCCGGACTGAAAGCAAATATGTAGAGATCGGCATGCTCAGTTACCTGCTGTTCTTGCTGTTTATCATGCGCTATCAGCTGGAGAATCTCCAGCCCATCATCTGACGGAGGTGATTTTATCGAAGCAAATTTTGTAAAGTCCACGTTGGACACCTTCACGATCCTCGTGGACTCGCGGGAACAGGACACGCTCAAGTATCATCAGCGGTTGGCTCGGTTCAGCTGCCCAATTCTGCGCACCAAGCTTGATTTTGGCGATTACTCTGCACAGGTAACACTGCCAAGCGGCGTCACTTTCAGCCTCTCCGATAAGGTCAGCGTGGAACGAAAGATGTCCATAGATGAATGCGCTTCTTGTTGGACTACCAGCCGTGACCGCTTTAAGCGCGAGTTCGAGCGTGCCCGTGCCAAGAACGCTAAGGTCTACCTGCTTATCGAGCAAGCCTCATGGGAGAAATCTTACCACGGCTATTACCGCAGTCAGATGCGCCCGCAGGCTCTTGTCGCCAGCATGACTACATGGATGGCACGCTACGACACCCCCATCGTCATGTGTAACGCTGAAACATCAGGGCAGTTAATATACGATATTCTTTACCGCGAAATGAAAGAAGCTCTGATCAATCTATGAGCACACCATTCAAGCTGCCTAAAGGCCAGCGCGTCTGCCTGCAATACATACAAACAAACCGCGACGGCGAGAAAGAGCCTATCGCCATCGTCACTGAAACCATTATACCCGGCTCCTTCTCGCTATTCCTACCAGACAGTAAGACCTGGAAAAAGAAGCTGACGAAATCAGAACCGGACTTTGATAAGGAGGTGTGGCCGTCTTTATGAAACCGAATGTAAAGGTCGTTGACATGGTCCATATGCTGTCGGACTACCCGGAGCAAAGCAGCTTCCTGCTCAAGAATCACGACTACGAGGTATGTGTTCATCTGCAAATCGGGTACTTCGTCCTGTTGGCCGGTCGCCTCATCTTCCTGCCTATCGAGCTAAATGGCTATGACTATACAGTCTATCAAACCACAAAGGAGTGATTAAATTTCACATGAATTTTACAAACCACCGTGAAATAAACCGTAAGGAGCGCGGCGTCAAGGAACTGAATATGATGTGCGCTAGTTATGATTCCAAGTGTGCGCCTGTCCGCACATTTAACTATAACGATCTTTCACCCGCTCAACAGCGTGCCTTCGCCCGCCGGGAGCCTGCAAAAAATTATCTGGTGGTGAAATAATCATGGAGTATGTCTTGACCGTAATCGCCTGTATCATCAGCTTTTCTGTCGGATATTTCATTGCAGAGTCAAAAGACGAAGCAGAGACAAAAGACAAAAATGATATGTGTATGACATGTGAATATTGCGAGGCCATCGTCACCAACGGAAATATGAAAGTCACAACAAACTGCCCACTATGGGGCGATACTTACAACCGCCCTGTAACTTGTGCCTACTACAAACCCAGAAAAGAGGAGATCGAAAATTGATAAAAATTGAGAACGTAGAAGTCGGTGGCCTCAAACCTGCACTGCGTGGTATGCGTAATCCAAAAAACAGTTGGGCCAGAAGTGATAGCGGCCTTGGCTGCACGCATCGTAAGAACTGGAATAAAGAGGAAGATGGTCTGCTTCTTTGCGAAAACTGCGGTCATACATACGATGATCATGTTATCTGTGCAGGCCACCAACAGTATTGTATGGGTCCCAACGACCACGACCTTGCTACACGCCTGCGCAATGCCGGTACTGACCATAGAAAATACTTGCGCATGATCGTTGTTTGGCTCGATGTGACCGCCCCGCTGTATTGGTGGAAAGAAGCCGATACATACAAGGTTGGCACGGTCGCGAACTCGTGTAGCACCATGCATAAGGTCGCTGATAAAGAATTCTCCGTAGACGATTTCAGTCATGAACACCTCACAAAATACTCGATGGAAAATTTGGATGACACTATTGCCCAGCTCAATTTCTGGCGTGGAATTTATCTGAATGGCGGTCAGGTTACGAATTTTGATGGCACTGATCGCATTTTCGAGCCGAAAGATAAAGATGCATGGTGGCAGCTTATCCAGCTTCTTCCGTCCAGTTACAACCAGCGTCGCACACTCATGGTCAGTTACGAGGTTCTTGCCAACATCTATAAGTCCCGCCGCGGTCATAAACTCGACGAATGGCGCAGATTCTGTGGTTGGATCGAAGCACTTCCCTATTCCGAACTGATTACCGGCAAAGAGGTAACCGTATGACCAAACGAAACTCCACCAGCCGTCAGCTCAAGCTTAGTCTCGTTTGGTTACTGATTGCTATCGCAATGATCCCTGTTCAGGGCTTTTGCATCTTAATCATCTGGAACTGGTTTATGCCCATTATCGGTTTGCCTACTCTCACATGGGCGCAAGCGTACTGCCTGCTTTTCGCCGTCAATGTACTTCTTGGCAGTAAAAGCAAAACCGAGACAACAAAGACGATCAAGAGCATCATAGACGGCACCTGCACCGAGTATGACGATTATGACATTCCTGACGAGGCTATAATCATCCTGCTTACGATCCTCGAAACCGTGATTGCATCCGTCCTATATCTTATCATCGGCTGGTTCCTCAGCTATTTTTTGTACCTGTAAGGAGGTTTTTACATGACCGAAAGCGAACAGTTCAAGCAGATCGTCTGTACCATGTACGACACATTCCGCAAAAAGAATCACGACTACGGCAACAGTTTTTCCACTACCTGGCAGGAGTTCGGCAGCCTTGGCCTTGTCACCGCCGTAGCCCAGATCAGTCACAAATACCATCGCCTGCTCAACCTGACCAAGGGCACACAGCCCAAGGTCGATGAGAGCATCCGTGACACGCTACTGGATCTTAGTAACTACTGCATCCTTACCGTCATGGAGCTGGATAAAGAAAAGGCGGAGGATCGCTTTTGAAATAAAAACAGCTGCCAAGCAGCGACAGAAAAGTTGTTTATCTACAAGGAGGGTCTATGGAAAATGTAATTCTCTACACCACGCATTGCCCGCGATGTCTGATTCTGGCAAACAAACTGCAGGAAAAAGGCATCCACTATACGGAGTTTACCGATGTACAGAAAATGCTTGAAATGGGCATGGATATGATGCCTGTTCTGCAGGTGGGCAAAAAGCAGTATGGATTTAAAGAAGCAATCAAAATCGTAGGAGGCATGTAATGGCTATCGAACAGTATGAAAAATATCAGCCGTATCTGGACTTTATCAAGGAGTATGCCGCATCCAGCAACGCAGCTACTGGCAGTAAGGTTGATGCGAACGCGAACGTTGAATGCAAGAATGTCACCACCTTGACTGGTGAGCTTTATAAAAAAGATGGGATCGGCATCAACCGTCTGCGCATGTGGCAAAAAATCAAAGAGATGTACGGTCAGGCGTATGCTGACAAATACATTTACCAGCTTGACCACCATTTTATTTACCGTCATGACGAAACGAACCCGTGCCTGCCGTACTGCGTCTCGATTACCATGTATCCGTTTCTGTTCAATGGTCTGGAAAGCATCGGCGGCGGCTCATCTGCCCCTCACAACCTTGATTCCTTCTGCGGTGAATTTATCAACCTGTGCTTTGCCATTGCATCTCAGTTTGCCGGTGCAGTTGCCACCCCTGAGTTTATCCCTTATCTTGATTACTTTATCCGCAAGGACTATGGCGACGATTACTATCTGCACGCTGATAAGGTGGTCGATCTTTCCACCCGTCATCGCACCATCGACAAGGTTATTACTGATCAGTTTGAGCAGGTCGTCTATTCTCTGAACCAGCCTGCCGCTGCTCGTAATTTTCAGTCCATCTTCTGGAACTGCGCATACTTCGACAAGCCGTATTTTGAGGGTATGTTCTCTGATTTCGTATTCCCAGATGGTACAGAAATGCAGTGGGAGTCCGTATCCTGGCTGCAAAAGCGGTTTATGGAATGGCTGAATCAGGAGCGTCTGAAGAAGATCCTCACCTTCCCTGTCGAGACTCTGAACCTGCTGGATGATGGCACTGATTATGTCGATAAGGAATGGGCTGACAACGCTGCCGAAATGCTTTCTAAGGGCCATAGCTTCTTTATCTATCGTTCCAACAGCGTGGATTCCCTTGCCTCCTGCTGCCGTCTGCGCAATGAAATGAGCGACAATACCTTCAGTTATACTCTTGGTGCTGGCGGTGTGGCTACTGGCTCTAAGGGCGTTATCACTATCAATATGAATCGCTTGATCCAGACTGCTGTTGATGATAACCGTGATATTTGCGAGGCCGTTCGTGAACAGGTCAAAGATATCCATGTTTACCTCAAGGCATGGAACGCGATTTTGAAGGACGAGTTCAATGCAAAGTTGCTCCCCATCTACGATGCCGGATATATCTCTTTGGATAAGCAGTTCCTGACCATTGGCATTAACGGCTTTGTTGAGGGCTGTGAATTCCTTGGCTATACCATCTCCCCGGACGACCAAAACTATGTTGATTTTACAAACAAAGTGCTCAAGGTCATCTATGACGAGAACAAGGCAGATCGCTCTGATGGCATTATGTTTAATACAGAATATGTACCCGCCGAAAATCTTGGTGTCAAGAACGCAAAGTGGGATAAGCAGGATGGCTTCGTAGTTCCGCGTGACTGCTACAACAGCTACTTCTATGTTGTCGAGGACCCAACCAAGCCGCTTGATAAATTCATGCTCCACGGCTCCAAAATGACGCAGTATCTGGACGGCGGCAGTGCCCTGCATCTGAATCTGGAGGAACATCTGGATAAGGAGCAGTACCGCAAACTGATGAATGTGGCTATCAAGACTGGGTGTCCCTATTGGACGGTGAATGTCCCGAATACCATCTGCAATGACTGCGGACACATTTCTAAGCATCACCTGCATAAATGCCCTAAGTGCGGCAGTGAGAACCTGGACTATGCAACCCGTGTCATTGGTTATCTCAAGCGCGTATCCAGCTTCTCAGAGGCCCGTCAGAAGGAGGCAGCGAAGCGCTATTATGCAGACTGATTGCAAGCCGCTTCTGTATAGTCACTATGATGTGACATTCCAAGAAGTCCCCGGCGAGATAAGCCTTGTGTTTGATATTACAGGCTGTCCGCATCACTGCCCTGACTGTCACTCTAAATTCTTATGGGAGTATAGCGGCACCCCATTGCTGGAGAATCTTTCTTCGGTTATCAATAAATATTGGTCCATGATCACCTGTGTGTGTTTTATGGGCGGAGACCAGAACAAAATCGAACTACTGAAAGCATGTAACATCGCACATCGGTACAATTTGAAAACATGCCTCTACACAGGTCTTAACTACCCAAGTTTTGTTCACCTGATGTATGACGGTGGACCGCGCAATTACGGCGTATACTTCAATTTTATCAAGGTTGGCCCGTATATTTCTGAATTCGGCGGTCTTGACGATCCAAAAACAAACCAGCGTTTTTATGAACTCAGAGGAAATGTGCCGATCGATAAAACGATCCTGTTTCAAAAGGAGTATAAATGAAAATCAAAACCAACCCGGCATGGACAGATGACGAAGTACAGGAGTTCCGCGCATCCGTCAAAGCAAACGAGGGCTACTGCCCCTGTCGTCTCACCAAGACGCACGAAACCAAATGTATGTGCAAAGAGTTCCGCGAACAAGATTCCGGACTCTGCCACTGTGGACTGTATTATAAGGAGTGACTAAATGGACACACCAAACGATATTCTCGCCCGTGACTGGAGTGCAGATTTCATCAAGAAAATGCAGAACCGTATTCTTGTTTCCCACTACAAATACGGCTGGATGAAAAATACATACCCAGAACTGGCTCAGGCTGTCAAAGAGATTGAACCGCGTCTCAAAAAGTATCTCGAAACCGGAAATACTGAATGGCTGATCGACATTGCCAATTTCGCCATGATCGAGTTCATGCATCCGAGCGTCCCCGGCGCAGCTTTCCGCGGCACTGACAGCGATGAGTCTCCCGGTCTCACCAGCGGCATTAGCTATAAAGAACTAGAAGACAGCATGAAAGGCGGCTACTGATGAAGAAAACTATCATCGAGGAGTACGACTCCAACGGAAAGCTCATCAAGAAAACCACTATTGAGGAAGATACCGACAAATATAATGGTATCTATAACCCTAACAGTTCCATTACCTGGCAGCCTGGTGTCAGAGACCCACTTGCAGGCTATAAAGAATATCTTGATAAATCCATCATCTGCACGGCATCCGGTGCCCCCGAAGCCACTCTTAAAGGAGAATGAAAATGGAAACCTTGAAAATCAAAAAGCTCCACCCTGATGCTCATATTCCCACCCGCGCTCACGACACTGACGCCGGTATGGATCTGTACGCACTTCCTGTCGAGTATACGGACGAGAAAAAGAGCGACATTAAAAACAAACTGGCTGCAAAAGCGTTGTTACAATCGGCAGCGGCATTTGATTC